TTCCTGCTTGTCCCTTCGCAGCGAAGTGGAGAAAAGATAATAAATTACGAATTGAAGTTCGGATGGATAAGTCCAAGTATGAAAAGCAATTAACCGATGTCATTAAATCTTGGAATAAGAAACAACATGATATTATTATTTATTGTGATCCGTTCTTTGAACAATACACGCCCGAACAGTTTCAAGAAAAGATAGATTTTTACAACAAAACCTATAATCGACGAGATGTTTATTTTATGGGCTTTCACCCTGAAACACCGGCTGATCCCGATAGTGAAGCCTTTCTTTGTGATCCTACCGAAGAACCCGTGGAACATTCTGAATTACAGTATTCCATGATGCTTATACAGAAGTTTAAACAACTCTATGAAGCAAGTTGCAAACTCCATAAGATAGGCTATTATGAGAAATGGCCAAAGGAATACTACGAAGAAGTAGTAGCCGAGAGGCAACGTACGTATGAACAAATATTTAAAAAGAGGTGACCTATGAAAAAACCAGTTAAAAAAATGGGGGGCGGAATGATGTCTCCTAGAAAAGAAATGGCAATGGGACTTAAATCTGGCGGTATGGCTAAGAAGAAGTCTGTCATTAAAAAGCGTGGCGGCGGCATGATGAAAAAGCGTGGCGGCGGTATGGCAAACAAGAAAAAGTAATTTAGTATGGCTACTTCAGGAACAACAGATTTTAATCTTAACATTGATGATGTTATCGAGGAGTCGTTTGAGCGAATTGGTAAACAAGTCCGAACAGGTTATGATTTAAAATCCGCAAGAAGAAGTTTGAATCTTTTATTATCCGAATGGGGTAATCGAGGAGTTCATCTTTGGAAGGTGACAAACCATACTCAAAACCTAGTAGCCAATACTACCACCTACACTGCTCCGGCAGATTGTAGTGATGTCTTAGAAGCAGTTTTTCGAAATGGTAGTACCGATACTACCTTAAACAAAATTTCAAGATCCGAGTATCAAGCGATACCTAATAAAAGTTCGACAGGAACACCTTCTCAATATTATGTGAGAAGAAACTTATCGAATGTAGAAATTAGTTTGTATCAAACACCTGGTGTAACCGATACTCAGATTAATTATTATTATGTGGCCAGGATTGAAGATGCAGGTGCTTACACCAATACACCAGATGCTCCGTACAGATTTTTACCTTGTATGGTTTCTGGTTTATCTTTTTATTTGGCACAGAAACACAATCCAGGAAGAGTACAAGAAATGAAATTGTATTATGAAGATGAATTACAAAGAGCATTGACCGAGGACGGTCAGCGAACTTCCGTGCATCTTGTACCCCAAAACTATTTTAGGAATTAACTATGGCATTTGCATCGGGTAAATATTCACAAGCCATTTGTGATCGATGTGGTTATCAGTATCCTTATTTAGAACTGAGAAAAGAATGGAATGGGCTCTTTACTTGTCCCGAATGTTTTGAACCTAAACATCCCCAACTTGATCCTCCTTATCATGCAGCGGATCCCGAAGCATTGAAAAATGCTAGACCAGATAGACAAGAACCTATCATTGTTCCCGTCGGAAACCCAAACCAAAGTTTATTTACAAGCAATGGGATGCAACCTTCTCAAGTAAATGGTGACTTGATAATGAGAAGTTCTGTTGGTAGAGTGACGATTGTGATATCATGAATTATTCTGAATTATTAACCAATGTAAGAAACTACACTGAGGTAGACAGTAATGTTCTATCAAATTCCGTGATTAATGTTTTTATTACAAATGTAGAAAATAAAGTAGCAAGAGAAGTTGATAGCGATGACCAAAGAAGATACGCAACAACAACTTGCACAGCTAATAACGCTTTTTTAGATGTATCGGGACCAGAAGGTGGTTTCCGTTTTGCTCGAGGATTACAGCTAATTGATGCTAATAATAATATCACTTGGCTACAACAAAGAGATACAACATTCATTGACGAGTATTCAGTAACTCGTAGTGATGCGGGAAGCTCTACTAATGGTCAACCTAAATATTGGGCTAACTGGGATGCTACAAATTTAATTTTAGCTCCTACTCCCGATCAAGTTTATACTATTGAAATGTGGTATGACGAAACCCCAGAAAGACTAGGTAATGGTTCGGGGTCAACGAGCACTACTACATTCTTATCTAACAATGCTCCAGAGGTTCTCTTATATGGCGTTCTTGGTGAAACTTTTTCTTACTTGAAAAATACACAAGATATGCAATTATACGAGCAGAAGTTCCAACAGGCTCTACAGCTTTATGCTCAAGAGCAGATGGGACGTAAACGTAGGGACGAGTATTCCGATGGTGTATTACGACTCCCTCTAAGATCAGTAGACCCAGGAGGTAGTTAAAAATGGCAATTAACCAAGCAGTTTGTGCAACATTCAAACAGCAGTTGTTAGATGGCGATCATGATATATCCAACGATACAATCAAACTCGCTCTCTATACAGATTCAGCTTCATTGGATGCAAACACATCAGCTTATGCAGCGACAAACGAAGTCGGTGACTCAGGCACATACGCAGCAGGCGGTGGCACTCTAGCAGGAGCAAACGTCAGCTTAACCAAAACTAACGCAACAGCATCAACAGCTTTTGTAGACTTTGATGATTTATCATTTACAAGTGCAACAATCTCAGCTCAAGCAGCTTTGATTTACAACACTTCATCAGCGAATACAAATGCTTCAATCGCAGTGTTAGACTTTGGTGGCGTAAAGACATCCACAAACGGTACATTCACAATTCAGTTTCCAACAAACGACGCAACGAATGCTATTTTAAGGATTTCCTAATCCTAGGAGATCCTTACCATGGCAGACCTACAAGGTTGGAGTAGAGGCACCTGGGGAGAGGGTGAGTTCGGTGAATTTATTCCTGTATCCGTCACAGGTGTACAATCGAATACCAATGTAGGTACGCTGACCATAACTGCTGACGCAGTCGTTCAACCCACAGGAGTTTCATCAGGAGCTGTCTTAGGAACAGCCATAGGTGAAGCTGAATCTATTTATCCTTTAACAGGAGTTCAATCAAACACAGCAACGGGAACACTGGAGGCTCAAGAAGGTCATGGTGTTCAGCCAACAGGCGTTGAAATGTCATTTGCTGATGGCACTGCTACAGCAACAGGTTCCGTGGATGCGGGTTGGGGAAGAAGCACTTGGGGGTCACTGGCATGGGGACAAAACTTTGTTGATGCCAATGTTGCTATTACAGGATTAGAAATAAATTTTACAGAAGGAACTACTTCTCAAGTAGGTAGTGCTTTAGTTACTCCGACAGGAGTGTCATCACAAGTTGATATTGGTGTCTATGATGTAACTGCTACTGCAAATCATAACCCCGTAGGTGTTTATGCTCAAGTTTATAGCGAAAGACCAACTATTGTTGGTGATGCTTTAGTTACTCCGACAGGTTTAAGTGCAGGATTTACCGAAGGAACAGAAGTAATTGTGGGTGATGCGAATGTAGATGTCACAGGTGTCTCTGCCTCTTTCGGAACAGGGGAAGTGGAAATTGTTGCTTCTCATATCGAGGAAGTAACAGGTATTGAAATATCCTCTAACACAGGAACATTAAGCCAAGAAACAATATACACCTTAACAGGTGTTGCGATGCAGTTTTCTGAAGGTACAGAAACTATAATCGCTAATGCTTTAGTTACTCCAACAGGCATTGAATTATCTGTTGTTTTAGGTAATATGCGATCAACGCCATGGGCCAACGTAGTGCCGGGTGTCAGTGATACGTGGACATCTGTTAATACAAACGTAACCAACACATGGACCAAAGTAGCATAAAAAATGTTGCTTGAAGGATAAAAAAAGATATATTTTATAGAGGTTTAAAACATGGCAAGTACATATTCAGATAGACTCAAACTCGAACTCATGGAAACAGGCGCTAACGCCAATACATGGGGAAATAATACTAATACCAACTTAGAAACACTTGACGCTTTTAGTGCAGGTTATTTATCTAAGTCCGTTGCAGGTTCAGCCAACGTCACATTGACATCGAATAATGCTGATCCCACTGCTGAAGCTTCTAACAAAGTAATCGAATTTACAGGTACTTTGACAGGAGACATTACAGTTTTTGTTCCTGCTGTTGAGTCTAACTATATCTTTTTTAATAATACTTCTGGAGCTTTCACTTTAACTGTTGCACCGACAGGACACGGTGCTAATGGTGTCGCTATCGTTCAAGGTTCTCACACTGTACAATATTGCACAGGGGATACTGTTGTTGATCTCTTTGCAAATTCTTTAGGAAATCTTTCTGTAAAAAATAATGTAAATGTTGTAGGAACAGTTAATGCAACATCCTATGTAGGGAATGGTGCAGGTTTAACAGGAGTTGATCCTTTTGAATCAGGAACAAAAATGGTTTTTTATCAAGCATCTGCTCCAACAGGATGGACACAAGATACAGCATCCGCTTTATCTAATACAGTAATGTCAGTTGTCACAGGAACTGGTGGAGGTACAGGTGGTTCGACATCTTACTTCTCCTCATTCTTAGCAACAACGGATAAGTCTGCTCCCGGACAACCTGTTTCAGGTTCTGTAAGTGGTACAGTTGGAGGACACACACTTTCCACTCCAGAAATAGCTTCTCACAGTCATACAATAATTGGTCCTCAAACTCCACAAGAGCCTCCAC